TTAAAGAAGTTGAAAGACTATCTGGCAAAACATTTATAGAACAGGAGTAATACAATGGCTTATCCTACAGTAAAAGCAGGAACTACTCATGTTGACGCAGGCAGTGACAGTCCCAAACAAGCAAGAGCAGATATAAAACAAAACATTGACAATGTCAATGCATTGATAGATCATTTCAATAGTAGTGGTCCTATATCAATACAGGGCAATGAAATAACATCTACAAGATCCAATGATGATTTAATTTTACAAGCATCAGGAACAGGTAAAGTTTCATCTCCTGAAACAATTAATTTTAATACAGTGGGCAGAATGATTGTGACAGATCAAACTGCAGGAACATTTTCAGCAGAAGCAAGTTCATCAATTGGAATGTTATACAACAATGGAATTCAAGTAGAAGCCGCAGGTGCATGGGAATATCCTGCATTGGTTTTAAAAACTTATTCCACTAATGGTTATCCTACTTTATGGGCGGCAAGATCAAATCATAATAGTTGGGATAATGATGAATATCTAGAAAATAATGATACATTATTTCGTTTCTTTGCAAGTGCGTGGGATGGTTCAAATTACTTAAGAAATCATGCATCAATAGATATAAAAGCATCACAGCAACATACTTCTACAAACCAAGGTGCAAAAATAGTATTTCAAACTGCAACAGATGATACTAAAGTAGCGGCAACGAGATTAACTTTAGATGATCATATTGAAGCAGACACAAAAGTAGAATTTAAAAAAAATTATGTAGAAAATCTTGTTTCTTTAACATCAGCAACAACCATCGCAGTGGATTGCACTCTGTCAAGTATGTTTGAAGTCACACTGGAACACGATGCAAACTTTGTAATCACAAACTTGCCTGCAGGAGGCACAGCATCAATTATTATCACACAAGATTCATCAGGAAATCAAACAGGAACTTTTTATGGTTCAGACTCAACAGCAGTATCATTTGCTGGAGGAGTTAGCACACTTTCAACTGCCAGTAATGAAACTGATGTAGTTTCAATATTCAATACCGGTGGTATAATGTTAGGAACACTTCAGAAGGACTTCAAGTAATGCCTTTAGGTTTCGCTAAAGCCGTTTTCAATGGCGGCGGAGCAATCAATGAAACTGTTTTAGACTTTGGAGGCTTGAGTGCAAGTAATACCAACAACGGTCAATTGTTTTTGGGTGGCTCAGTTATAAAAGATGATCTAGGAATTACAGCAGGCAGTGGACATTTTGCAGAGGAAATTTCCTCTGGCGTATATAAAGTTTCTAATAATGGCAGTGATGTCTCAGCCAACGCACGAGATGTTTCATACATTCCACTTAAAGCAGGCACATATGAATTTGAAATAACAAGTATAACAGGAACTTTCAGACACCGTGTTCAAGAAGCATACAATTTTAACATACAAATACAAGCAGGAATTTCAACATATTCTGGAAGTGGTTCAAGAATAGATTCAGACAGTCCCACTAGAAAAATAACAATACCAGTGTCACACGCAGAAGAAACAGATGATTTATCTACCTTAACAGGAGCAGGCACAGTAGGTAACATACCAAACGGCACAGGTTTTACAAATGAACCTTTTTCAGAAGACCAACCGTTTAGTGCATTGCCACTTGTAATGGGAGATGTGGTGTTAGGAGGTCTGGCCTCAGATACATCATTAATATCTGGTGTTTCGTATGTGGGAACGAATGAGATTGATATTAGTCAAAATATGGGTTTAGCAGTCACTTTCAATGTTACTCCTAGTGCAGGGATAGCCACATCAAGTGGAACGGTCCGTATCACTTTAAGAAATACTTAATACAATAAATAAACTTAAAACAAGGAGACAAAATGTCAGCCGCATCAAATTATTTAGAAAACGAACTTTTAGATCATGTATTAGGAGAAGGTGCAAGAGATTTCACACCACCTAATCTTTATGTTGCTCTATTTTCAGGAGTAGCATCAGATGTATCGGCGGCATTGGAATCAGGCACAATGGCGGAGTCCGCAGGCAACTGGGGAAACTACGAAATTAGCACAGGTGGCTATGTAAGACAATCAATCAACTTTGCCGCGGCTTCAAGTGGACAAGCGGCATCTAATGTCGTTGTAAACTTTCCACAAGCAACAGCAAACTACAATAATCCAGCAGGATCGGGATCAACAGTGACTTATGTTGCTATTGTAGATCATGTTGGTGATGGTTCTTCTGGTTATCCAGCCACTAATGTTCTTTTTTATGGAGCATTATCCAATGCGAAAGAGATACTTTCCGCCGACACATTATCAATTGCTTCAGGATCTCTTACAGTCAGCCTAGCATAACGGAGGTGACCGAATGGCGATAAAAGAAGCCTTCGAAGGTCAAGACGATTATACTTGGGACGACTTTGGTCTTGTCGACAGATCATGGGACGACTGGTTTGCAGACAAATGGGAACCAGGCGGTGTCTTCCAAATAAAAAGCAATCAAATCACAAACGGAAAGTTTGGTATCCATGCCAGCATAGCAAGTTCTTTCACAGCAGATTTTAGACCAGGTTTTATATTTCAATCTGGCACAGTTTCAATACCTTTAGTATTCTCAGTTTCAACATCAGGTGCTGGTGGTGTAACTAGACCTATCATATCTACCTTGCAAGGTGTTTTTACACAAACTTCAAATGCACAGGTAAGTTTCAAAGGCAACATAGATCTCACAGGAGCATTTTCTCCATTTGTCAATGCACAAGTAAATGTCCAAGCCATACAAGCATTGATGGCAATAGAATCAAGTTTAAGCATCATACCATCTAGAGCAAGACTGTTACAGCCAGACACATTTGCAAGTATTTTTACATTAACAGAATTAGATATTGCAGACCCTTTCCATTCGATAAAAGCATTACAAGAAACTAGAATACTAAAAACGATCAGTGAAACAAGAATAGCAACACCATTTTCAGAAGCAAGATTGTTAAAAGCAATAGGAGAATCAAGAACAAAGTCTGTTGGATCCGAAACAAAAACATTTGTTGTAGCAGAGGAATCGAGACAAAAAAATGTGTTCTCTGAGTCTAGAACCATGAAAGTTCCACAAGAAACAAGAATACACATTGTAAATTCAACAAATAGATTAAATAGTATTATTGAAGAAACAAAAGTTATAACAGTGGACGCAGAAAATAGAATAATTACAATTAAAAGACCAGCATTTATTGATGTAGAGTCGGTTCCACGAGTAAGAGGAGATTAAATGGCAGATTTGACAGGTGCTAGAGGTGATCAAAAAGGATTATTTTTTCTTAAAGATCCAGATGCAAATATCGTTTACGGTATAGATTGGACAGACTATCTAGGTAGTGCAACAATCACGGCAAAAGATGTAACAATAGAAACCGTAACTGGAGATTCAGCCGCATTACAATTTCCCACAGATGAATCAACAGATGTTACAGTATCTGGTAAACAGGTCAACATAAGACTATCAGGTGGCTCGGTTGGTAATGAATACAATGTAGATTGTAAAATTACAACCAATGGTGGTGACACAGATTCAAGAAGATTTAGAATTGTAGTTAAAAGGAAACATCTATAATGGCTGGACCAATTAAAAAACATTACAAATTAGATGTAGATCTAATTAAAAAATTAGCAACAATTCATTGCACATATCAAGAGATTGCTGAAATTGTAGGAACCTCTGTTTCTACTTTGGAAAAAAGATACAAAAGCATTATTGAAAAAGGTAGATCAGAAGGTAAAAAATCTTTAAGAAGAAAACAAATGGAAGTTGCTTTGGACAAAGGCGATGTTAGAATGTTAATTTGGTTAGGCCGAAATTTATTAGATCAAAAAGATTCACCAGAGAATACCGAAAATAATCAGCCACTTCCTTGGCAAGAATAATTACATTTACACATGAAATTATCCGAACCGCAAAAGCGGATTGCATATGATACCAAACGATTCAAGGTATGGGTAGGCGGTCGTCGAACAGGAAAAACAACATTATCAATCAGAGAACTTTGTTACACAGCAAAAGATCCAAATAAAAATTGTATTGCAGTTTTTCCAAGTTATAGGCAGGCTAAATCCGTTGCTTGGGTAATTTTGAAAGAAATGTTACACAATCTTAAATGGGTAAAAAATGTAAATGAAGCAGACCTCACAGTAGTATTAAAAAATAATTCAAGAATAAGTTTACGAGGTGCAGAAAATTCAGATGCACTACGAGGTATCGCTTGTGATATCCTTTGTTTTGATGAAACATCAGACATACCAGAAACTGCATGGACCAGTGTTTTGAGACCCACACTATCAGACAGGAAAGGTCGTGCTTGTTTCTTCGGAACTCCAAAAGGTCGTAATTGGTTTTTTGATTTATATCAACGAGGACAAGATCCAACTGAAGAAGAATGGTCATCTTATCTTGTAACAACAAAAGAAGGTGGTTGGGTTGATGACGATGAACTAGAACAAGCAAGAAGAGATCTTGATTTAAGAACATTTCAACAAGAATACGAAGGCACATTTCTCACATGGTCAGGTGTTATCTATTACGCAATAGATCTACAACACAATGTTAGAAGATTTGAATTGCCCGATGATGTAACAATTTTACATATTGGACAAGATTTCAATATTGATCCCTGTGTGGCTATTGTGTGTTTTATCAAAGACAATATCATCTATGTGTATGACGAGATACAGATATGGAGTTCAAACACAGATGAGATATGCCAAGAGATACATCACAGGTATCCAAACAAAAAAATATTTTCATATCCCGACCCATCTGCAAAGGCAAGACGATCTAGTGCAGGAGGAAGAACGGATATTTCAATTTTACAAAACAATGGCTTTATTGTTAAGGCTCCAAACAAGGCAATGCCGGTGAGAGATAGGATCAATGCTGTCAATTCTAAATTGTGTTCAAGTGCTGGAATAAGGGGAATGATAATACATCCTAATTGTAAAAATCTATTAAATACACTGAGTAAACAGGTTTACAAGGAAGGGACTTCAGTGCCTGATAAAAGTAATGGATTAGATCACCATGGTGATGCAATCGGATATTTGGTCTCTTATTTGTATCCAGTAACAACAAATTATGAAGCACCAACAAACAACCGATTTACTGTTAAAACAAGGATAAACGATGCCAGATTATAGCACAGTCAATAGAAATCCAGATTTAGGAAATTACACAACAGGACTTCCAGTTCACCCAGAATACAGAAACTACATTCGTAGATGGAAATTTTTAATCAACTCTTACATGGGCGGTGCACAATACAAGACAGCACAATATCTAACAAGATACATTTATGAGAGTGAAGGCGACTATCTTCAAAGGATAGCACAAACACCATTAGACAATCATGTGAAGAGCGTGGTGCATATTTTTAACAGTTTCTTGTTCAGGAATGAACCAAAAAGAGATCTAGGTTGGATTGAAGGAACACAAGAACTAGAATCTTTCTGGAAAGACTGTGACATGGAAGGCAGAACTTGGGAATCATTTATGAGAGATGTAAATCTTATGTCAACTGTGTATGGTCATGTAGCAGTTCTTGTAGATCGCCCCGAAACACAAGTAGGCACAAGAGCAGAAGAATTACAACAAGGCATAAGACCATATGTTACAATTTACACTCCAGAAAATATATTAGATTGGAAATGGAAAAGATTACCTTCAGGACATTACGAATTAGATTATGTTAAATTTTTAGAAGCACAAGAAGTATCCAGTTATTCATTAGGCACATACACAATAAGAACATGGACCAAAGATGAAATAAGATTAGAACAATACAATCCAAACGAAAAAGCGGATAGTGTAGTATTATTAGAAAGCAAACCAAATCCACTAGGCATAGTTCCTGTGACTTGGGTGTATGCCGCTAGATCACCAATCAGAGGCATAGGTGTATCTGACATAGGCGACATAGCAGATCAACAAAATGCAATTTACAATGAATTATCAGAAATAGAACAATTAATTAGAATATCAAATGCACCTTCACTTGTAAAAACAAGAGACACAGATGCATCAGCAGGAGCCGGTGCAATTATCACAATGCCAGAAAACTTAGATCCTGGTCTTTCTCCTAAATTATTACAACCAAACGGACAAAACTTAGATTCTATTCTAAAAACAATCGAAGGCAAAGTAAAAGCAATTGATAGAATGGCACACCTAGGAGCCATTAGAGCAATAGAAACTAGACAGATGTCAGGAGTGGCTCAACAAGCAGAGTTCCAATTGTTAGATGCAAAACTTTGTGAGAAAGCAAAATCATTACAACTTGCAGAAGAACAGATTTGGAGAAACTGGGCACTATGGCAAGGACAACCATTTGATGGAGAAATAAAATATCCAATGGCATTTCACATCAGAGACAAAAACCTAGATATGGATCTATTACAAAAAGCGGCCGCAACACAAAGAGATTCAGCAAATGCAACACCAGATGTCAAACAAGTAATTGACATGAAAATAAAAGAAATACTTGCTAAAGACGAAGACGAGTTTGAAGAAATGATTCAACCAAAACCTTTGAATACCACAACACATCCACCAATGACTAACATGGATGATATGATTAAACATATGAGAGAAATGGTAGAACAGGGTTTTACAGATGAACAAATCAA